CTATTTATATGCCTTTTCCAATAAAAAACCCACCGATATCACTACCGGTGGGTCAAAGTGTTTAAAGCGGAGAGATTTACTCTTCCTCTGCCAATTTACTGAAATAATCTAATGTATCATCATCTGAATCATCAATTTTCATCTCACTTGACGAAGGCTGAGCTACTTCAGCACTTTTCACAGGTGCAGCTTCAGCAGCAGGCGGGAGGTCTGCCGTTTCAACTGTATCTGTGCTTCGCTCTCCTGATATTACCCTATGAAGTTTACTTTTAAGTTCATCATAAGACTTGAAATTATCAGCAGCTACGAATGGTTTTAGAGCGTGTTGTTTTTCCCAAATGGCTTTGATATCATCATCACCTTCTTTTATTTGAGAAACACCCTCAAACTCGGATTTATCGTAATTCCAATAACCGTCAACCTTTCTTAATTTCAGTTTAAAGTTTGCACCTTTCCAGAAATCAAATGGGTTGATAGGCTTTTCATCTTCAAAAGCCGGTTGCATTGCTTCGGTAATCTTATCAAAGATTTTTTTACCAAACTTAAACAAGAATACTTTACCCTCGTTTTCAGGATGTTTAGGGTCGCTAACAACAAAGATGTTAGAATAGTAAGATAATTTTCTCTTACGCTTTCTAGCAATCTCTTTATCACTATCAACACCAGTATTCCACAATCTTGTATTCTCTTCCGACACCGGGTCTTTTTGACCTAATGTAGTTAAAGAGTTCTCAATATACCAACCACCTTTATCTTGGAAAGCATGAGACCATACTCTTTGCCATGGCATATCTTCGCCATTAGCAGCAGGTAAAAATCTAATAACAGCATAGCCGTTACCAGTTTTATCCATCTCAATCTTCCAGAATCTATCGTCTTGGTATTTGTTTTTGTTTGCTTGGTCCTCTGGTTTTAGATTTTGTTCCAGAGCTTTGGTAAGTTTGTCAAAATTACTTGACGAGGTCTTTAATGTTTCGAAATCCATATTATTTTCTCCGTATGTTTCGTATTGTTGTATTCGTATTGTCTGTTTTATTCGACACTATTATTTATAACACTTTGCAAGCTCAAATTAAAATAATATGCGTCTTTCGTGGGATTTATTGGTTTACCCACAATCTTCCAGGAAGAGTCCAATCTGATTTTAGATAGGTCCCTACTCAAAACTAAACATGGTGTCTTCAGCCATACGGCCATAACCCTCCATGCCCATGCCTTTAGCCCTCTTAAGCTATGTTCAGCCAGAAAGAAATATAAACTTGCAATTTTATATTTGTTACGCATATTATTAATATATCATAAACCAGCCAAAATGGCAAGTCTAGGATAATCTATGTAAGATAAATTAGGATACTTGTTCCACTCTGATATAGGTTCAGAAATCTTACCATTATCAGGATTTACCTTATAAAACTTTATTTGTCTATTCCAAGAGAATAGTTGTGACCATTGATTAATCCAATTAATATGTGGTGTTGCACCTTGTTCAACTGGTACATAATGTTTTGTACCTGCATATAAATTGTTTACTTGTGGTGTATTTGATACTAAATCATGGCCTATTAGATATACTTCGTCTGGTGTTTCATTCTTACAGGCAATATAACCTGACATGGCACCAGCAGCCCAACCTAAATCTCTATTTTCAGGACATATATCTTGTAATGAATTTGATTTATCGCCATCATAAATCCAACTTATGTAACTATAACTCTTATTAATTTTTTCTTTGTTTCTTGTTTTATCTTGTCTAATAATATTTACGATTCCAGATAAATTAGAGCCGTGCATAACAAACTCAGTAGCATTACCTCTGTCATTTTCATATAAACCATCCCATTCTTTTTTTACATTCTCAACTTCAGCCATACTTAAACCGGCGTGTAACATCATTTCATAATGACCTGCTGGTACCTTTGTCCAGTTTCTAAACCAACATTCGACTTCTTTTGAAAAACCACTTTGGTATATTTCGTGCATGATACCATTATCTACGCTTATTAAAACATCTGGTTTAAAATCTCTATATAAAGCATTACAACCATATATCTTACCTTTGCCTCTTAAAGATTCTAAATCAAAATCTTGTCGACTCGTACCGTTACCTATACAAAAAACTTTACCAGCCATATTCGTCCTCAGGATTCATATTTTACCATAATTTAAATCGTTCTAACTTCTCTAATATCTTTTTGATAGGTTCATAGACTTCCCATATATCTTTTATATGTCTATCTAATTTCTTATCAATACTTTCTAGTTTTTTTTCTATTTTATCTAAACGATATTGTTGTTTTGCCGTAAATTTTTCTTTGTTATCCATAATAATAATTTAAAATACCACTTGCAAATATAAAAATTGCAACACCATTTAACAATATTAACGCTCTATCATGCCATAACATACCTACAACTAACCAACCTGATACACCTAATAGATGTGTCCACATATTCCAAGGTTCTATACTGGCTGATGTTAATACCATACCTGTTAATATTACAACAGATGAAAACCATTTTACATACCACGATAAGTCATATTTTGGTGTTACTTTTTTAAATACTCTTGATGAGTTTAATGCTTTAATTTTATCACTCAATTTACCTGGCGTAAATGTATTACCAAATTTATCTTTAATTTCTTGTACCATTAAAAACCTCTTTCATAATTAATTTACATTCTGTTTCATTATACTTCATAAAACCTTTTAACTTGGCCATCTTAAATGCGATTTTAGGCCATACAACTTTTTCATTAATATCTTTAGACCAATTTTTACTATACGATAAAATTGAATCAATAATGATGGCGGTCTGGATGTTAATTTTCCTCTGAATAAGTAATCGTAACATTGTAGGATGTTGTCCATTACTAACGAGTAAAACATCATTAAAACTAACCATATCACGCCCAATCCTATCATTGAGTAAGCTACAATCGTTTCTAAAATGATAACCAACTGCGTTTTGATACTTCTTATACTCCAAATAGTTCCCTTTGCCATCATTTTCTAATAAACTCTTTACCCATTTCTTATCATCTTTTGCAAAATTGGCAACAAAGAAATCCAATATTTCATCTTGTTTATACCTTGTACTAAGTTTGTGAAAAAAGTACCTATCATTCCTACTTGTAAATGTATCCAGTTTCGCATTGATTTTACCCTCATACTTAATATAATCATATGAAGCCGAAGTAAAATGTAATTTAACGGCCAAGTAAGTTTTATATACCTCAAATCCACCATACATACTTAAAGTTTATATTCAAAATTTTGCGTTTCATCATTTATATGCACTTGTTTGGCACCATTCTTAATATGAAAATGTGTTGCCATTGGTGTAAGTGGTGATAAAGTTACTAACCTTTCACAATGATGTTTTCTTGCCCATTCACCTAACTTATTAATTATCTCTCTACCTGCACCTCTTTTTCTTGACCATACAGTATATGCTACAGCAATATTACCATCTTTTATTCTTGACATATAGTCCATTTCTCTTACAGTATAAGGTACTTCAGGACAAAATGCAACACAAACAATTGCCTCTATTTCATTTTCATATTTTAGACCAAATATTTTTCTGCCGTGTGTAATTCTAAAACCTAATGTTAGTTCTGGTCTTACCGGGTCTTCAGATACATCTATGTCATCTAACTCTATTAATTCTGTGCCTTTAACCCATTTAAAAAAATCATGGATATTATATTTCATATAGGTAATTTTCCTTGTGGAGCTGCACTACTATTTTTAAGTAGTTTTAAGTTGATTGCTTCTGCTTTGATTTTTTCTTTTAGAGATTTTGATATTAGATTACCAACTGTGCCGGGGTCAAGTTCGTTTTCTTTACAAAAATCTAATATAGAGTCCATGTATGAACATCTTTTTTGTTTAGATATACTCTCAATTTTTAAACTAAATTCTTTACTATTCATCTAATCATTATACCATATTATAATTAAAAGTCAAGCCTAGGTAGATATTGTGTTTTCTTTTCTCTTTTGTTCTTCAAACATTTTTTCTAAGTCTTTTTTAGATAAAGCTGTACAACCTATATTCTCTACTACACCTGAATCACCTTGTTGGTCTAGGTATATTTGTAAACCATTCATTAAAGTGGTATAATTTTGTTGTACATACACCTCACAATTAATTTTATTTTTAAAGAAAACACTTTGATTGTATTTTGGTGTAATATCTGTTGTTTCGACATTCATAATCATTGCCGTTACGAAAAAAAACATTTCCATTTTACTTTCCTCTCAAAAAAGTGCCGGTTTCTGTTACGAGGTACCGGCAAACCCTAAACAGCCTAAGCTGCTAATGCAAAACTATTATCGTTTGCGTTTAATTAGCATGAAAGGTTGCCACCTATTAATCTCTTACAATTTTCTCAGCACCTGTCGAACCTACCACACCCCCCATAACTACTCTATCCGTCCATGGACTATGCTTCGTAAGAGTAGTTATGGTGGAGGTGGAGGGATTTGCACCCTCGTCCAGTCTACCTACCATAATTGTCGTCAACGACTAATTCTTATAATGTCATACCTGGATATGACAAATCAAATGACCTGTATAACATACAACTTTCTAAACCAGATGGTGCCGTTATTACTGACATTGATTGGTCTCTTGCCTCATTGATATAATATGTTACAATGTAAACAGGACTTCCCTCAGCGTTTGCGTTTTCTTTTCCAACTGATACAGATTCTAATATGAATTTATTATGCTCAAGATATTCGTTTACCGCTTCTGTTGTTCCACAAATTGTCGGTAATTGTGACCAACCTAAACCATCAAATTCGGTTGTAGGTTTATGGTCTGCGTATGCTATACTAGTTATTCCTATTATAACAGCCGCAAGTAGTAATTTAATCATTACTTTCTCTTTCTGACTTAACGGCCTGATTAATCTTTGATTTTATCTTTGTTTAAGTCTTCATAATATTTATAAAAACCTTGTATCTGCTCTTTCAATGGTGCGACAAAATCTTTTTTCTCTTTTATAAAAGTTTGTGCCGTGCCATCTTCACAAGCAATAAGGACAACAATTTGTTCTATGGGTTTTCCGAATAGCTCTTCATACATAATAGCATAGGCTGTACATTGCATAAAGTAACTTTGTACCCAATCTTCCTGTTTATACTTGTTAGATGTTTTAAAATCTATTACTGACAATTTGCCATTATATTCTGCAACACAATCAACTTGACCTGCAAGTGTTAATTGTTTACTATACATAATTGCTTCTAACAAATGTACATTACTAATCTGGTCAACATATGGTTTAATAAGTCTGAATAGACCTAAAGGTAATACAGCTCTCTCACTAGGAGTTTCTGCCTTAATATATTGTTCGATTAAATTGTGTGTGGCTTTACCACGAGCAGCCGCTCTACGCATTTCATAATTAGCAACATCTTCACCAATTGACTCACGCCATTTTTTAATACCGTCACCAGTATTGTAACCTAAAACTGTTGTAACTGAAGGATAGTTATGACCATCTACATCATAAAACCTCATACCATCAATACGCTTACCTTTTGTTTTAGGAAGTTTGTCTTTATCCAGTTCTACAAAATTAAATGCCATAATATTCTCCTTTTTTCATTCTCACCATTATATAATACTTACACTAGTTTGGCAAGTCTTAAATGCCTTTTCTCGTATATAAATCGTTAATATAGTCTTTTTCTGACTCTATCCGTTCTATACGGTCTGCCTCTCAGCTAAGCATTGTTTTAGCTAATTGAGTTGTTTCATCAACTCGTCTAGTCCAACCTCTACCAAATGTTTCAAATGTACTTAATTTTTCATAGTACGATTGTCTTGCCTCTTGGTAATTATCTACTGCTTTTGCTAAACCATGTTTATCAACATATTCTGCAACTGCTTTTAAAGTGTTTGGTCCAATACCACCATCTGCAACTGTACCTATCATTGTTTGTAGGTATTTGGCAGCTCTGCCTGGTCCTGCGTTTACACCAAAGTCAAAAACGCAAAGGTCTAAACCTGTTGGTAGTTCATCACCTTTCATTTTATCCCAATAACCTTTTTTATATATCGGTGCCACATCTTCAACTGTAAGGTCTTTCATATTTTTTGTACCACCATGTTCTTCATAAACTCTTTTAGTTACACCTAAATTAGTTTCACCGCCTGGGTCTTTAGGATGATTTACATAACCACCTTCATGGTGTAAAATAGTTTCTAAACACTTATCGTAATTAATTTTCATTTTATCCTCTCGTAAGTTTGAGTATCTTTTCTATTTGAGCTTTTATAATTGGCGCTCTATTAGGCCAATGAATATAAGGCTCATCAGATTTTTGTAAGTTATACAAAAATGGTAACATAATTTTTTCTAAATCTTTAAACCTTTGTTCAGTTTCTTCATTTGTTACCGTTTTAGTAACTGTTTCTTTATCTGCCACTATTTGCATAATCTCATTCATCATAGATTTAATATCAGTAACATCTGATTTAACTTTTGATATTTCTAATTTGCTGTCTTCAACTACTTTAGGGTCAACAGTAGGTGTTGCCTTTGGTGTAGATGATACTGGCGTCATACCCCAATCATCAGTAGTATCAAAACCACGCATATAATCTGGTATATCTTTTGCCATTATTTTAGTCCTTTTTCTTTTCGTTGTTGTGCTTGACGCTTTTTATGTTTAGATAATACTTGTCTTGTTTTTATATCTTTAATATTTTTATTACCATAAATGTCATGCACTTTACTTCCTGGATGAGCGTCACCAATACGACTTAACATATCTTTCCACCCACCATCCGTTTTGTGTGTAATGCCTTGTACACCACCAATTATATTTATCTGACCAATACCTTGTTTAATATGTTTATTCTTCTTTAAGTAAGCTTCTTTATCTGCAATACTCATCATATCGGTCCATTCTTCACCGGTCTTTGTATTAATAAAGTCGTATGTTGGCATTATTTAAAATACTTATTTAACATTTCTAACTCATCATCATACTCAGCAATAATCTTTAATTCTTTTTCGATTGTTTCTAAAGTATCAGGATGTTCAGCAACACCAGCAGGTCTTTGTAATAAGACTTCAACATTTGCCTTATGTTTTTCTATGTGACCTATGGCGTGTTTCTTTAATGCTTCTATCATTGCTTCACGCATTTTTAACTCCTTCTTTGTACCATTCAGGCATTTTTGATGGTGCCTTCCAGGTAGCAAATCTTTTTTTCTCTAGTATGTAATATTTACGGTAACTTGCTACTGCGTCACCTGGTATTTTACAATGTTCAGGCATAGCAGGTTTAGGTTCCGTTGCTACTTTATTATATTTAGCGTTCTTAGGAGGATG